CCTCTTTTAAAGAAACTCCTAAATTTACTAGATATGTAAAAACAATAGGTGAGTTACAGAAAGATCTTAAATATAGACCTGATCTTAACTATGAAAAAGAAGCCGTAGATAAAGCTATGGAAGTTCGTAAGAGCATTTCTTCATTTAGACAAGAGGATGTTAATAAGGCAGAAGCTTATCATATTGATGGCTTTGGTTCTTTACAAGAATACTATCAATCAGGTTTAGTAGAAATACTAGAATTTGAGGGTGACATATATGATGAACAAGAAGGTGAATTACTAGAACGTAAAATTATTACTATTATGGATCGCTCTACTATTATCCGTAATGTAGAAAATCCTTCTTACTTAGGTAAAGATACAAAACATCATGTTGGGTGGAGAACTCGTCCAGACAATTTATATGCTATGGGTCCTTTAGACAATCTAGTTGGTATGCAATATCGAGTAGATCATTTAGAGAACTTAAAAGCTGATGCACTAGATTTAACTATACATCCACCGATTGCAATTAAAGGTGATGTAGAACCATTTGAATGGGGTCCTGAAGCTACAATTCATATCCCTGAAGATGGCGATGTAAGTATGATGCCTCCTAATCCTGCTGCTTTTCAAGTTAATAATGAAATAGCAGCTCTTTTAAATATTATGGAAGAGATGGCAGGTGCTCCTAAAGAAGCTATGGGCTTTAGAAGTCCTGGTGAAAAAACAGCATTTGAAGTACAACAGTTACAAAATGCTGCAGGTAGAATCTTTCAACATAAAATTAACAAGTTTGAGGTTGAATTCTTAGAACCTATTCTTAATACCATGTTAGAAATGTCTAAACGTAATATGGATATTGTAGAAGTATCTCGTGTAATGGATGATGATCTTGGTGTAGCCAACTTCTTATCTATTACTAAAGAAGATATAACAGCTCGTGGTAAGCTCCGTCCTATCGGTGCCCGTCACTATGCTGCTAGAGCTCAGCTCGTTCAAAACATGATTGGATTATTTAATAGTCCTATGGGACAACTTATTGGTCCTCATATATCTGCTAAACGTCTTGCTAAGATGGTTGAAGAATATATGGGCTTTGAAGACTATGAGTTTATCAAGGACAATGCTGCAATCTTTGAACAAGCAGAGACACAGAAACTCATTAATGAGATTCAAGCAAGTATGCAAGCTGAACAAGCTCAACCAGGAATGGAAGAGCAAATGATGGCTCAACAGGAACAAACGCTCTCAGGAGCATCACAAGGACAAGTTCCTCCTCAAGAGCCTCAAGTTTAACTTGACTTTTTAAACAATTTATGGTATACTATTATATATGGATCTAAAATCAGATAAAGCTAAGTCGCTTACTAAAGATCAAGTATTTAAAGAGATAAAAGATTATCTAACAGAACAGATTGAGTTGTCAAGACGTAAATGTGTAGATGAAGATAATTTCTCTTTTCCTGCATGGTCTGAACATCAAGCATATCAACTTGGCTTTCAAAAGGCTTTTTCTAAACTATATAATCTTATTCCTGACCAAGGAGAAAAATAATGGCTGAAGATAATAATACACAAGAACAACAACAAGAACAAGTTTCCGAGTCGACTACCCAAGAGACTCAGCAAGCAGATACTTCTACTCCCAAGTTTGAAATTCCGACAGAAGCTCAAGACTTTGTAGGAGAAGGTAAAAAGTACAAATCTGCAGAAGATGCGTTAAGATCAGTTCCTCATGCACAAGAGCATATCAAAACCCTAGAGGATGAGATGGCTCAGTTGAAGGAAGAACTTACAAAACGTAAAACTGCAGCAGAACTACTCGATGAAATGAAGTCTGGCATTCAACCAACAGAGGCTACCCCTCAAGGTGTTGAATTTGATCAAGATAGCTTAATGCAGTTAGTTAATCAAACTATTGAGCAAAAAGAACAACAATCTAAAGCAAAGCAAAATGCAGACACAGTAGCTTCTAAGTTTACTGAGCAGTATGGAGCTGAAGCTGAAGTTGCTTATAATAAGATTGCTCAAGAAGCAGGTCTAACTGTACAACAACTTAATAACTTAGCTGCAACATCTCCTAATGTTGTAATGAAGCTTGCAGGCTTTGATACTAAATCTACACCAGTAGGTAAAACATCAAGCTCTGTTAATACACAAGCTTTAAACAACACAGCGAAACCACAAATGTCTGCTAGAGTACCGAGAGGTGCTTCTACTAAAGACATGTTAGCTGCTTGGAATAATGCAGGTGAGAAAGTTAAATCTCAATTATAATAAGGAAATATTATGTCACAATTAACTAGCAATACTACAGCTTTTATTGAAGCTCAACAGTATTCACAGTTTATTCTTGAGAACTTACACGACTATCTATTGCCAGAAGGTATGTGGAGAGACGTAACTGACTTCGGTTCAGGTACAACTCTTAACATCAAGACAGTAGGTACTGTAACTCTTCAAGATGCTGCTGAGGATACTCCTCTTAACTTCTCTCCTATTGACACAGGTAACTTAACACTTGCTATTACTGATTATATCGGTGATGCTTGGAAAGTTTCTGATGACCTTCGTGAAGATGGTTCTCAAGTAGACACACTCATGGCTATGCGTGCTATGGAATCTACTCGTGCTTTAGGTGAAAACCATGAAACTAAGTTTTTAGCAGCTACTAACTCTGCTCAAACAGGTGCAGATGCTAACTTAGTAAATGGTCGTCCACATCGTTGGGTTGCAGGTGGTGCAGGTGCTACTACTCGTAACATGACATTAGATGACATCATCGCTATGAAATTAGCATTTGATAAAGCTAACGTTCCTTCAGGTGGTCGTATCGCTATCGTTGACCCTGTTGTTGAAGCTACATTAAACAGCATTCAAAACTTAGTTAGCGTATCTAACAACCCAATGTTCGAAGGTATTGTAACAGAAGGTTTTGCTCGTGACCATAAGTTTGTAAGAAACATCTTTGGTTTCGACATCTACACTTCTAACTTCTTACCATCACTAACAGCTACAGAAGCTATCAATGGTGCTGCTTATGGCTTAGCTAATGATACTGCTGAAGTTGGTGACAAGGCTAACGTATTCATGTGTGTTGCTGATGATTCATGCAAACCAGTTATGCACGCTTGGAGACGAGCTCCTCAAACAGAAGGTTGGAGAGATCAAGAAGAAAGAGCTGACAAGTATCAAGTTACTTCTCGCTTTGGTTTCGGTGCTCAACGTGTAGATACACTTGGTGTTATTTTAACTGACGAAGCTACATATTAATAGGGAGACGAAACAATGAGCTATGAAAATGATGCAAAAAGAGGAGTAGCTAATCACTATGGTCCTCGTGGAACTGATGCCAAGTATGGTGGTCAGGCTAAATCAACAGGTAAGGTTAAACGTGCTGAGTGGACTTTCACTTATGACGACTTACCAGTAGCAGGATCTAACAACTTAGGTCACGTTATTCCTGCTAATGCAACAATCGTATCTGCTAAGTTTATTGCTGATGAAGCATGGACTACAGGTACTGCACTTAACGTAGGCTTGTATAAAGCTGACGGATCAGGTGTAGTAGATGCTGATGCTTTTGATGCTATCGCTAATCCTGCAGCAGGTGCTCTTGTAGTAGGTGATGGTGCTTTAGTAGGTGCCTCTATTGGTGCCGTAGCAGCAGAACTACAAGTTACTGACACAGTAGGTGACTACGATGGTGGTAAAGCAACAGTTATTGTTGAATACTACGTTTAATTAGGATAGGGGTCTTCGGACCCCACCTAATCTTTTAGGAATATATATTTATGACAATACAACATAACATTATCACAGATCCAGATATACATGAACCTAAGGGTGTAGCATCAGCTACAAGTGGTAAAGTATATATTTCTAATGGATCAGGTTCAGGTGCATGGGAATACCCTCCTGGTAAAGCTCATGCTGAAATCTATATATCAGGTGGAACAACTGCTCATACATTAGCAGGTGCTTCTGCTTATTCTTTACTTAATCCAAGTGGAGAATGGACTGCCTCAGGTAATGAAGACATTCTTACAGTAACTCCAGGTAGTGGTATTATTACTCTTAACCAAGCAGGTCACTATTTAGTAACCTTTTGGATTAACTTTACAACAACAGCTATTGCTTCAGGATCTGCTTATAACTTTAAATATGCTCTTGATGGTTCAGTAGGAACTAGATTAAGTTCTGTTGTTAAACCTACTAATAATGTTGATAAACTAACATTATCATCAACAGGTACACTAGCAGCAACAGCAGGTCAAACCCTATCAATGTTTGTAGGTGGAGATGGAACTTCTTCAGGAGAAGCTATTACTCCTACTGAAGCAGGTTTAGTTGCTCTATTCTTAGATTAGGAAATAAATTATGGCTAAAATGACACTACTTGAAATAGTACAAGACATCATGTCAGACATGGATTCTGATGAGATTAATAGTATTAATGATACAGTTGAAGCTCTTCAAGTAGCACAGATTATTAAATCAACTTACTATAATATTATAGATGGTAAAGACTTTCCTTTTCTTTATGAATTATTTCAATTAGAATCTAGTGGAACTGCTTCTAGACCTACTCACATGAGTCTTCCAGAAACTATTATTGATTTAAAAACTATAAGTTATAATTGTAGAAAATCAACAGATACAAAAGACAAGTACAAAGAGATTCTTTATAAAACACCTGAAGACTTTCTTTATATCTTAAATCAAAGAAATAGTTCAGAGTCTAATGTTACTACTGTAACCGACACTACAGGTATTTCATTACTTATTTACAATGATAAAGCTCCCCAATACTTTACTTCATTTGATGATGATAATCTTGTATTTGATTCTTATGATAATATTGTAGACTCTACTTTGGTTAAAGCAAAGACTCAATGTCATGGTAAACGTTCAGTAGCTTTTACATTATCTGACACTTTTACACCTGACTTACCAGTGCAAATGTTTACATACTTACTTGCTGAAGCTAAGTCAACTGCTTTTGTAACATTAAAGCAGATGGCTAATCCTAAAGCTGAACAAGTGTCTACTTCTCAAAGACGTAGAATGGCACAAGAAGCTTGGAAACTTAAAAAGGGTATTACATATCCAAACTATGGTAGAAGAGCAGGAATAAAAGGAAAACCTAACTACTAATGAGCCAACTAACATCAAACACACAAGCCTTTGTACATTCACAACAGTATGGAATGGTGAAGAAACCTGGAGTGAAAGTTACAAATCCGTTTAAACAATTTCAAATTAAGTCAACAAAGAGGAAATAAATATGGCAGAAGACAAGAAAAGTAAACAATTAAAGAGATTTAGTCCTTCTAAAAGAAATACAAATAAAAAGAAGATAGATGAATATCTTACTAAAAGACAGGCTGATACTAAACTTCCTAGTCAAGTATATTCACCTGTTGATACAACGGGTCGCCCTGATTACACAGAAACAACTACTCGTAAAAATGTAAGAGTATCTCCTTCAGTTAAACCTAATGAAGACATGAGCAATAGAGCTACAACTTATACTGATAAATATCCTAAGTATGAAACTTCTTCTTCTAGTTCTAGTATGGAAAATACTTCTTCTATGCCTACAGAATCTAATAAAGAAACAGCTACAGGTACACTTTCTGCTAAAACAGAAACTACATCTAGTGATCGTATGTCATGGGCTAGAGAAGCAGAGAAAAAAGCTCGTAAAATGATGGGAGGTCGCTAATGGCTCAAGATCCTAAGATGAAAAAACCTAGTGAAATGACTGCTGAAGAAATTGCAGATATTCGTGATAAGTATTCTACTAAAGCTACAATGGGTGAAGGTAAACCAATGTCACCTATTGATGCAGGTAAGAAACTATACGAAGGTATGAAAAACATAGTACAAGATTCTATGGCAAGAACTATTCAATCTAGAGAAGAAAATAAAGAAAACTACAAGAAAACTAAAATTAAATAACTTAAGGATATACAATGGATACATTTATGACCCCAAATGGTAAGGAGATAAAGATTGTTAATGCTCCAGGTACTGGACATTATAAAATACAATTTACACAAGGTGGAGAACTTCCACATGAATTAACAGGATTCTATACTTCTAGTGCTATAGCACAAGTAGCTGTTCGTAACTATCTATTAAATAATAAAGATAAGTTTGAAAAGAAAGCAGAGAATAAGAAGTTTGTTAATGAGCTAAAACAGTCCTTAAAAGAAAAAGAACAACCTACTGAGGAATAATTAATTGGCAGCTAAAACTGAAAAAGTCTTTAGATCCTTTGTTAAGGGTTTAATTACAGAGGCTAGTCCTCTAACCTTTCCAGAGAATTCCTCTATTGATGAGCAAAACTTTGTTCTTAATAGAGATGGTTCTCGTTCAAGAAGGTTAGGATTAGACTATGAAGGTTTATATGCTAAGACATCTACTGGCTTTACAGCAGATGATATTAAAGAAGGTAAACAATCTTTTCATAGATGGGATACCCCTAGCAGTGATGCTTCGATTGCTATAGGTGTTGTTCGTATTAAAAACAAACTATGGTTTGTAGACTTACTTACAAATGCTCCTAGTGATAACTTATTAAATAGTGGTAGTTCTATTACCATAGCAGGATTGTCTAATAACAATATAGAAACTGCTGTTATTAACAATCAACTACTTATTGTAGGTAAAGATATAGAAAAACCTATACTACTAAACTATAATAGTACTACAGATACTGTAACACAATCTACAGTTGATATTAAAGTTCGTGATATATGGGGTTTAGATGATGGTCTTGAAATAGATGAAAGACCTACAACTTTATCAAATGAACATAAATATAACCTCCGTAACCAAGGTTGGAATGAAGATATTGTTACTAATAGTGGTACTTATCCTGAAGCATTAGATTATACATTCCAAGATAGAGGCTACTATCCAAGTAATGCTGATCAGTGGACAACAGGTAAAGGGTCAGATCCAGGAAGTTCTGCTAACTATGAAAAGTATGATCCTGAGATCATGGAGAAAAACTCTACCTCTAAATATCAAGCACCTAGAGCTTCTAACATTATAGATGCTTTTGATAGAGGTTCTTCAAGAGAAGCTAATACAGATGTAACAGGACTTAATTCAGATACAGAAAATGGTAAAATATCTACTGTTGCTTCTTATGCTCAACGTCTATTCTATTCAGGTATTGATTCTAATATAACAGATGGTGATGCTAGATCTCCTAATTATAATGGTTATATATTCTTTACTCAAGTTGTTACCTCTAATGAAAACATAGGTAAATGCTATCAAGAAAATGACCCTACTGATCCTTCTCTTAATGATGTAGTTGACTCTGATGGGGGTACTATTCAAATACCAGAAGCAACTCGTATTATTAAAATAGTTTCATCACAAGCATCTTTACTTGTATTTGCAGAGAATGGTGTATGGGAAGTATATGGAGATACAGGTGGATTCTTTGCTACTTCTTTCCAAGCAAGTAAGATTTCTACTAATGGTGTATTTAATCCTAAGTCTATTGTTAATGTTAATGGTAACTTTGTATACTGGTCTAAAGCAGGTATTTATATCTTAACTCCTGATGCAGCAGGTGGACGATTTAAAGCTGAGTCAATATCATTGACTACTATACAATCATTATACCTTAACATTCCTGATATAGGTAAAAACAACTGTCGAGGATTCTTTGATGAAAAAGAAAATAGAGTACGTTGGTTATATAATGATTCAGATGACACTACTTATACGAACAATAATTATATAAACAAATATACAAAAGAACTAATCTTTGATTTAACACTCCAAGCATGGTATACAAATACGTTTAGTGACTTAGCATCAAATTCACCCTATGTGGCTGACTACATTGAAGTGCCTGGATATGCAGTATCTACTTTTGATCAAGCTGTAGAAGTTACAAATGGAAATACAGTTATTGATAGTAATACTGATACTGTTGTAACAACAGAGGATCTTTTATTAAATAGAAGTTCACAGTTTAGTTATCTAACTATTGTAGGTACAACCTTTACTATATCTAAATTTAACAATGTAGCTTTTAAAGACTGGGAAACTGAAGATGGTGTTGGTTCTTCTTATATTAGTTATATTGTGACAGGATATGAATTATTTAATGATGTCATGAGAGAAAAACAAACTCCTTACATATTCTTTTACTTTACTCGTACTGAAGATGGTTATACAGCTAGTGGAGATACTTTAACACTAAATAATCAATCATCATGTAAAGTACAAGCTCAATGGAACTGGGCAGATAGTGCTAATAGTGGTAAATGGGGAAATGAATTTCAAGCATATAGATTATTAAGAAATTATATACCTACAGGAGCAGGTGATCCATTTGATTATGGTGATGGTGTCATTGTTACTAAAAGTAAATTAAGAGGTTCAGGTAAAACATTAAGTATTAAGATAACTTCAGAAGAAGGAAAAGATATGAAATTGCTAGGGTGGGCTCTACCTGCTACAGCAACTTCAAATGTATAAATGGAAATATTGTACGAAGAAGAAGGTTTATATTATATTGGTTTAAGTTGGGAAGATACTTTAAAAGGATGGGTAATACACATTCAAATAACAGAAGAACTTCCTAAAGTATGGTCTGTATCAAAAGCTAAAGAGTTTTTTAAATTAAGAGACAGACTAAGAGAGATACTACGATCTAGAGGTATCTATGAAATTTATGGATTATCAGATACACCTAAAGAAGTAAAATATAATATGCTTCTTGGAGCAGAAGATACAGGAATTATAGTAGAAACAGAAGAAGGTAAAAATAAATATTTAGTAAAAGGAGTAATATAAATGGGTGGAGCAGTAAGTGCCGTATCAAAAGTAGCAGGTGTCTTTGGTAAGATTAATCCTTACTTACAAGTAGCCAGTTTAGCTTTCCAAGGTTATAGTGCTATTCAAGGTCGTAAATCAAAGAAAGAAGCAGCTAAGGCAGAAGAAAGAAGAGCTGCTGAGCTTCGTAAGGCAGAAGAAGCCAAAGCAAGAGAAGCTAGGGTACGAGCTCGAAGAGAGATGCTTGCTCAAGAGCGACAGAGGCGAATACAAACAGGACGTATGACGGCTGCTACAGGTGGAGTAGGACTAGGTACAGGAGGTACATCTTCCTTTACAGGAGCTATAGGATCTATTGGTACTCAAGCAGCAACTAACATAGGTAATATTAGTGTAGCTCAAGGTACTGCTGACTACTTATCAGAGCGTAATATAGCTGCAGGTGGGTATGCTTCACAGAGCTTACAATCACAAGCAGAGTCAACAGGATGGACACAAACAGCAGGTTTAGTACAAGGTATGAGTGGTCAGATTACTAATATCTTTGGCTCTCCTTCTATCCAACAAACTGGTCTATCTAATATAAGTAGATACAGTTCTACAGCAAATGCTCCGTTCTCATCTATGCTTGGAGGCTAAATGAAATTTGATAAAGACTTTGTAATACCTAAAGAGCAAAGACCAGAGAATCTACCTATGCCTGAAGAGGAAGCTTCTAAAGAGGCTTTCTATGCAGCAGGTGCCTATGGTGAAGAAAATGTAGTAGATCAATTTGAAGAGATCTACACAGGTCTAGTACAAAAAGGGTATTCACAAGCCTATTCTAATGCTAAACAAACGTGGGAAGCAGAACAAAATGCTAACACTAAACTTTTAATTCCTGAGATTATTAGTGATCCTACAATGAGTAAGCAACAAAAGATAGATATACTTAATCTTTATAACACTGGAGGTCATATCTCTAAAGACATTAAAGATAAGTTTATGGAGCGTACTGCTATTCTTGACTACTCTGACACTGTTGAAGAACAAAGAGCTCAAGATGAAGTGATTGAAGTTATACCTGAAGAAGTACAAAGATCAGTAAGACTTAAAGAAGAAGACGATTCTAGTTCTTTCCTAGAAAAAGTAGGAGGTGAAATAGCCTCTGTAATTCAATTAGGTTTATCTATTGTTCCTGAGTTTATTAAATATGCTAATGTTGCAGGCTATGCTACAGCACAAAAGATTAAAGAAGGTAAAGTAGATTGGGCTAAAGCTGCTGAAATTAAAGAACAAACCTTTACTGAAGATGGTCTTATTACTCCCTTACTAGATTGGAAAGTAGATGCTATAGCTGAATACATGGGTATTGAGGATGAATACCAAGACTCTATTGTTAATAAGGGTCTATCTAAATTAGGTGAAGGTATTGAATGGTTAGCTGATAAAGCTGTAGAGAACAATTTCTTAGGTGCTAAGTCAAAAGAAGAAGCTATGTTCTATTTAGAAAGTATAGGATGGGCTTTGCCTGCTGCCTATCAAGGAGCTAAAGCTGTTTACAGAAGAGCAGGTAAAGATCTTTCTTTCAAGGCTGACTCTCAAATAGATAACACAATTACATCTAATCCTAAATTAGCAAGTGACCTAGAGGGAGGTGCCCTAAAAGAGGGAGATGGAGGTAAGACAGCTAAAGCTTTAGGTACAGATGAAGCTACTATCATTCAAGAAAGTATTCTTCCTGATAACTATAATACTATTAAATCTAAACTTATACCTGATATTTATGACAAGATTAAAGAGTCTAATTATACCCCTGCTCAACAACAGGTATTATTAAATAGTATCTTTGATACATCAATCGTAAATATAAATCAAAGATTAAAAGACTATGGTATTAGACGTAACATAGCAGATCAAACAAACAATGTTTTCTATAATCAAGCAAACTCTAGAGTAACCATGAATGAAAATGTTCTTTCAGGTACTATGAGATTTACTCAAGATGCTAATTATGCTTACCAAAACAAGGCAACAGTTAGCCAAGCTTACAAGAACTTAAAAGAATTAGTAGATCAGTTACCTGAATCAGAAAGAGGTAACTTAAGTATTGTTAATGTTAAAACACAAAGACAGTTTAATTCATTAGAACAATTTGCTAAAGACTCTCAACCTAGAGGTCGTAATCAATATATGCTTGAGTGGGAGTTCAAAAAGAACTATGACTTACTTTCTGATAGCATGTACAGTATAGATTCAGTTAAGCAAACATTCTTTGGTAAAGGTGAGAAGCTAGGTACGTTCTTAGCACACACTCCTATTTTAGGTGAAAACTTATTTGGTACAGGTGTACTACCTTTGTGGGTAGAACAAGCTAAAGCCCTTGCTCAAGGCAAAGCAGGTTATATAAAAACAACAGCTACTAAAGAAACCAATAGATTAATTGCTCAGAACAGAGACTTAGCTCCTCAAGTACAGGGTGTCATTAAAGAGATGGAAGCTAAGGCTACAGACGTATTTACTCGTAGTGAACTAAGGGATATGTACCCAGAGTTATCAGCAGCTAAACTTGATAACTTACATGAGATACAACAATCATGGAGAGCTTCTAATGATTTCTTATATGAACTTACTAATCAAGGTGAGAAAGTACGTTTAAACGAGGCAGGATATACTAGAGCTGCCTATATAAATAATGAGTATGCAGGTGTTGTCTTTAAAGAATTAGATAAAGTAAGTACAGCTCCTAAACGTGTGTATGATATTGAGTCTAAGAAAATTGTTGACTATGATCCTGACTTATCTAAAGGTAAAGTTGTAGATGCTAAGACTGGAAGTCGTTTAGTTCAACTAGAAAAACCTGCTTATATAGATGGAGAATATTCTCGCTATGCTGTAGCAGGTGGTAAAACTATACTAGGTGATCTACCTAAACGAGTAGTTCCTAAGCTACCTGGTCACTCATACAGACAAATGAAAGGTCATTTCTTTGTAGATGTAAGACCTAGAACTATTAATGTAGATGGTAAAACTATTAGAAGAACGGGCGAAGGCTTAACAGATATAGCTCCTTTCACTCGTTACACCTCTACTAAAGGTGTTGCTAAATCTAGACATGAAGCTGATCTTTTAAGAAAAGAACTAGAAGCTGAATATAAAGATCATGATGTTATTATTCGTGAAGCTAGAGAAGATAGACTAGCAGACTTTACAGATGAATATAAACTTAATGCAGATCAATATAGAAATGCTCTTTCTCGTAATGAAAAGATTAGATCATTAACAGGTGAGCCTGAATTGGTAGATCCTCTTACAGCTCTTAATAATGCTGCTAGAGATATTTCTAGAAACGCTGCTTATGGTCAATGGAACAAAGCTTTTGAAGCTAAATTTGTACAAGACTTTAAAGAGTTTTTACCTAATGGTGACTTTCCTACTAGCGTTAAACAAATAAGTAAAGAAGGTCTAGTGATGAACGCAGAAAGAACAGCTAAGTTTAGAGCTGCTCGTGATGCCTATACAAGACATACACACTTTAGATCTCATGCTAATCCTTTAGACAAACCAATACAAGCTACTATGCACGCTCTAGCTGATATAATGGAAAAGATTCCTTCTAATGTAGCAAGAGAATCAGTAGCTCCTTTAATTAGAGATGCAGGTAACTTAGGTTCATACCCTGTAACAGGTTTTCCTAAGAAGTTAGGTTCATTACTATTTATATCATTACAGATGCCTGTAAGACACTTAGTTATTCAGCCTATGCTTGTATTAGAACAAGCTTTAATATTTCCTAAAACATTTAAGAAAACAGCTAAGATGGCTCCTGTTATGACTATGGAGTTATTATCAGATCATCCAGTTCTTAAAGGATATGGGGATAAACTTAAAAACTTCATGACTAAAGAAGAAAGAGTTGAGTTTAATAGAATTAAAAAAGCTTTAGAAGAGACAGGTGTTCTTGAATCTATTGATCAGAACTTAATTGTACAAGAATTGTTTGAAGGTCCTACTCCTAGAATACAACAAACAATGATGGACAAAGTAATGAAACCTGGACGAGCTATTACTAAAGCTCTTAATACTTCAGGCTTTGCTGCAGGTGAATTAATGAACAGAGTAGGTTTATTTATTCAAAATGTTGAAAGATGGAAAGCTAAGAATCCAAATAAAAAGTGGGATACTAAAGCTAACATAGACAATTTAGCATTTGAATCATGGAAACAATCAGGTGCTATGACAAGTGCAGGTGCTCTTGCTTTTCAAAGATACCCTTTCTTATCATTCTTAACACAGTTCATGTCGATTAATCAGAAGTTATCAATGAACTTATTACAAGATACAGCGACTAACTTAACAAGAAAAGATAGAGCTAAACTAGCTGCTTCAAGAATGGTCATTCATGGTGTTGAATATGGAGCTCCCCTAGGTATAGGTAAAATGCTTGTAGATCAATTTATGAAAGATGAAGATCCTGAGAATATAGAAATGTTAAGAACAGGAGCTTTAGATCTTCTTACAAATGCTATGATGGAAGCTGCTACTGGAGAAGAAACTGGAATAACTATCAGTAAAGACTCTTCAACACAAGCTACTAACTTTATACTTGATTATATCGAACAAGGTGTTCAAGTATGGAATCATATATCAGGCAGGGGTGCCCAAGGTCGTATTAATATACCTGCTCTTACTGCAACAGATCGAGTAAGTAGAACTCTTGAAAGTGTTTACAATGTATTTAAACGTAGAGATGCAGTAGACATGACTAATCCTGAAATAGCTGCAACCCTATTATCTGAGATAGCTAAAGTGTCTTCAGGAGGTAATAACTTTATTAAGGGCTTAACAGCTCTATCACATAGAGACATCTTTACTAAGGGTGGACAAGGTTTAGGTTTAGATATTACAACTGGAGAGGCTCTCTTACAAATGGCAGGGTTTAGAACCCAACGTGAACTAGACTTATGGGAACAAAGATTCTTACAAATGGATCGTAATGCTAAGATTAAGAGTGCTGTTGATGGATTTGACAGTGAAATTATGAGTATCCTAAGTATCTCTGATTCTCCTGAACATAATATAAATAATTTATTAGGTATCATAGGACAACAATTACAAGACTTAGAAGAGTCTGGTCTATATACTAAAGCAGAAATGGGCAGTATTGTTGATTCTGTTTTAGCTAAAGATAGAGCACGAGCAGGAGATGACTTATCTACATCAATGATAGGTTACTTCTTAAACAAATACTCTGGTGAATCAATAGAAAATCTAAATGAAATTAAAAATAGATTTAAAACCAGTAAGAATCCTTTTATTCAAGAGATGATAAAAGGTATTGATGGTCAACTTGAAACTTTTATTGAGGAATAATAATGGCAACACCTAAATTTGAAACTACCCAAGTATCAGGAACAGGCTATCAAGGCTATGTTCAACAGCCTATAGCAGATAAGTCAGGAGCTCTTGAAGCTCAGGCTGATGCTCAAGCTCTAGTTATGGGAGGTACTACTCTTAAAAATGCTTACAATCTATTTGATGATTATAATAAATCTAGTGTACTTCAAGGCATAGCAGGACAGGTAGAAGACCTCTATAAAGAACAACAAGACAGAAGCTTAGCAGGTCAGCAGGCTTTAGCTCAGGATGTACTTGTTAGTCAAGACAATCTAGATCAAAGTTTAAAGGGTGCAGGTTATGCAGGAGACTATCCTCTAAGTTTAAATACAGAACTTGATCAACAATCTAGAAAAGTAATAGAAGGTATTGCTACTAAAACAGAAAGACTAACTAATGCTCGTATCCAAGGTGGTATGGATGAGATAGAACTTGAAAGACGTTTAAACGCTCTTACAAGAGAAGAGTTAGCTCGTAATCCTGCTTATGCTAATGAGATTATTACTCATGTTTCAAAAGTATCTAATCTTTATGGTCTTACACAAGAAGTTAAATATGATCAAGCTCTAGTAGATGCTATGCAAAAAGATGCACAGGCTAACATGAAAGAAATAAGAACAGAGCTTAAAGAAAGAGATATTCCTACTCCTACTAAACCTAATGGTGACATTGATTATGACCGAGCTAAGATTTTAATAACTGAAGAAAGAGAAGCAAAGTTAGAAACTGATACTCTTAAACGTATGAGAGATGAAGAAGGTGCTATCTTTACAGGTCAAGTCAATCAACTTATTAAGTCAGGTGCTCATACTAGAGCTAAGAATCAAGCAGTTAGAGTATTTAGATCAGAGTTGGTAAGTCAATTAAAGAATAATACATCTACTGATCCTCAAGTTATTGCAAGAACTTTAATGCAAAATGCTAAACTAGACTTTCAAGATCTCGTATCTGATCTAGGTCTACCTTTAAATAATGTTGATATTAAAGGTATGGTTGACTCTTATCAGACTGAAGTAGAGTTTGTAGCAAATACTTTAGTAGATATGGAAACAGGTCAATATAAAAAAGAAAATACTGAAAATGTTAAATCTATTTTAGAAAACGAACAAACAGCCAAGTTACTAGAAAAGTATTCAAATGCTAAAGAATTAGAGTGGGTATTTGGTATTGTTAATAAATCAAACTTAAGTGCTTTTCAGTTTCCTGAAGTAAGAGCTATACTTGAAAATGGTCTTCTTAAATATGCTCAAGGTAATAAAAATAAGTCTAGCTTCTTACCTAATGAAGCAGGAGAACCTGTTGCTAAACAGCATTTAGATACTGTTACTGAAGCTGCTGTAAAAACAAAGGATCAGTATACTATTGATAGAATGAAAGATGGTATTAATAGTCACTTAGAAATATTAGAAGGTAATGACTTAACCCCTGAAGAAGCCTTCTCAGTTACTTCAAACTTTATTAAAGGCTTAGCTACTCCTGAATCAAAAGCAGCTATGCAGTTTATTAAAGAGCCTGATACAATAGGAGCTATGCTTCAACAGGTTGACAATTATAAAGAAGTATTGAATAATAACCTAGAGATGTATTTTAGGGATAATCCTAATATCGAAATTAATCCTCAGTTCTTAGGAAATGGTGCCTTAGTTATGGGTAATGCTCCTAGAGAATTGAATGGAAGAATTATAGGGAGAATCAATGAAGCTTTTGATGCTTATGTTAATATTACTGGGAAGTCACCCAAAGAAGCACAGGAGGAGTTCTATTCAAGTTTTACATCACTGAACAGAGCTCCGACAGAAACCCCAACAGAAACTCCTAATGCTCCTGTTAAAAAGACTTCAGCAGCAGAAGTATTACCTACACTTGCTCAAGTAGAATCAGGTAACAGACACCTTGATGAGTCAGGTAATTTAATTAAATCTTCTAAAGGAGCTGTAGGTAAATACCAGATCATGCCAGATACAGCTAGAGATCCTGGTTTTGGAGTAAAACCTTTACAGAATGATTCTGAAAAAGAACATAAACGTTTTGCTCAAGACTATTTAAATGCTTTAGTTAAAGAGTTTGGAGACCTTGACAAAGCCTTAGCTGCTTATAATGCAGGTCCTACTACTGTTAAGAAAGCTATTGAAGAAGATAGTAATAATTGGTTAGTAAGATTACCTGCAGAAACTCAAGATTATGTAGCTAAGATTCTTAATGCTTAAGTGGGGGTCGTTTAAACTACCTCCAATTAATCTTTGGAACATTCCTCATCAGGATAGATTGGTTGAAAGTTGGCAGGTAGGTTTATATACTCTTGATAAAGACAAGCAGTCCTAAAGTCTTTAGGCTCTACTGTTTTAATTAAACATTTATTAACGTAGTTTGTAGCATGGGCACATGATTCAAAGTTACCCTCGTACATAGGTGTGTTGTTGATATATACAACTAAAACATATTCAAACATGAAAGACTCCTGTAAAAGTATAGGTAGTAGAGGAGAGGCGAACCCCTACTACCATACACGTCTCCCTAGTCAGGGACTTTAACTACCATCACTGGTAGATTTCTTTTCTGGGCATACTTAATACCATACTCTGTACCTTTACTACGAGTATCCCAGATAGCTAGAACTTTATCTGCGTTATCTATCATCTGTTTAGTTCTAACAAAGAAATACTTACTATCAAATTCTGCTGTAGGATCTATTAGATGGTAAGGTATAAACTCTACAATATCTATTCCTCGAGCCTCAGCATACTTCTTTGATAATGGGTCGACACCCTTGGCACTCCCTAGGAGGAAGGTGAGAGTGCCCGTGCCGTGCTCTTTAATAAAGCGATCTATGATAGGGAAGATCTTTTCTGCTTTATCTAGAGAGCGAGAACCAATTATACATACTTTCATTATTTATACCACGCTAATTGTATTCTGATTATTAATAAATCAACTAAACAATATCCTATTTCAGTGCCATTTACTTCAGCCTCTGTAAATTCAATGCCTAATTGAACCCCACATATAGGTTGTATAGTAGCAATCATTATATCTCACAACTTCCTGCTGTACAAGCTAATGTTTGCTGACCTATCGTATTATCTTCCATCTCTACAAACTCTGTCCAATCAATCGTCTTAGGAGTTTTAGATAGAAGTTCTTCATACTGTTCTTTAGTACAGTCTTCGTATGGAGCCTGTTGATAAGTATGATCACTGTGGGGTAGGAAAGATACACCTGAGATTTCATCAAAGTGTTTCCAAACCCAAGCACCTACTTCAACCCACTCATCATCTTTAACAGAGATAGTGACTGAAGGTTTATGCTCACACCAATGTCTTTGATAGACAATCCAGTTCTCTAGCTGTTCAAGAGCTGTCATACCATCTCTAAGAATAGCACCTTTAGGAGCTTTCATAGGGAATGTAAACACTGCTGTATTATCAGGTCTAAAAGCTTCGTCTTCTACTTCTACTCCTTTGTCTTTGAGGAATCCATAGATGGGGTCTTTTTTGTCCATTCTGATTCGTCTATAGTAATAGTCATTGTGCCGTGTATGTATGCCGCTAGCAGAATTAACCAACTGAGAAACAGTACCACTAGGCTTAACACAAGTAATTGATGCAGAAACTGGAATATCCAATCGCTTAGCGTACTTTTCGTTTGTTTTTCTTGCTTCATCTCTTAGCCTTTCTAGCATTTCAGGGTTAGGATTATAAGTAATCTCAGCATCCATGATGCCTGTCATTGATACTCCTAGTAATCTTTCTTCTTCTGTATTTTGTTTCCACTCAGCAGATAAGAATTTAAAGTCTATTAGAGTCGATTGGATAGTACCAAGAATAGTGGCAAGTCGAACTTTTCTAGCAAGGGATTCTTCTGTATCATTTGCTCGTACGACCACTTCCGTAAGGTTACAGAATTGTTTATCACGGAGTATAATCTCTGAACAAGGATTGGTTCCGTAACTAAAATCTGGACTTCTACGTCCCCACTTATTTGCTTGATCCTGTGCAGCGATTCTATTAAAGATACCTCGTTCACCTGATTTTGACTTAACCAATGATACCCATTCTTCCATGAAAGTTTCACTGTCAGGCTTTTCTGTATAGGCAACTGAGTTGTTGGCAAGACCTCGATGTGGGTGATCATTATACCAGGCTCCCATTTTAGCTTCACGCATTCTGCGATCAGTCAAGTTAGATAAAGAGATAAGAGCAGAACGTCTTACACCTCCAACAACAACGATCTCTCCAATCATACACATAATATCATGTACTTCGATAGAGTTTAGCTTACGTCCTTTAGCATGTTTAAACGTCTCCGTTACAAATTCAAATAACCTTTTCAATGGATCAGGACCACTGGCTCTACCACCAAATGTTTTGAGTCGAGCTCCTGCAGGTCTAACCTTAGAGAAGTCAAACGTAGGTATGTCACCTTCATAAAGTGATGACAGGAGTTTCTTGAAAGCCTTTGCCCAACCTAATTTACTGTCTTCAACAACAATTAAGTCATCGCAGACCCTTAGGTCGAGGGGTATGGCAGGAAGCTTATCAATCTCCTGTCGCTCACAACTAAAACCTACACCAGTCCCATTCATTAGGATGTATAGAGCTTCACTAAATGCTCGTTTATTATTTACTGCTAAGTAAGAACAGTTGTAAGCAGAGATATTGTCTCTCTCACAGGCTTCTCCTGCAGTCATTAATAATCTCATAGAAGGCATAACATCAAGATTAAGAACGGCTTCTCTAATCTCTTTGATTTCCTTCTTTAATTCAGGTGTTTTTGTGTCTAGGTAGGTAACTAAACGATCAACAGTTTCTGACCATGTTTCTCGTCTGTTTTTCTCTGGTATGAATCTAGCATATCGAGACATCGCAATTACATCTTGATATACTGTAGGTAAATTACTCATCTAAATCTATCTCCTCTTTTAAATTATCAACTTCTTCTATTAACTTATCAAAATTATCTTCTATCTTATCTTGAAACTTTTCTACAATTTCTACAGACTCAATATCTAATAGTTCTAACAGTTCTGTTTCTTCCATCTTACAGAGTTCTTCTTTAAGCTCATGGAAAGTTAGGTTATTTGCCATCTTTTTTATCGGTTTCTTTCTTATCTTTCTTACCAAAGATACGATCAAAGTTCTCATCAAACTTATCTTTATTTCTAAGTTTAGATACTATACGATCTCCAGTATGTGGATTAGTGTCTACCATCATCGATCCTTTCTTCATATAATAATGCCATAGCTAAATAATTGATAGCTCCTAGCATTTCTCGTTTATACCATAAATAGTTTGAATCTTCTCTATTGCTTACAGCTTCCATAATCTTTTTCTGAGCTTGTCCTGTAAGGAACCCTGTACCATGTGTATCAGCTAAGCTAACCCAAGGTTGGGTCATAAAACACTTACCATTACCATGCCTTTCCTCACCTTTACCATCTGAGGCTTGCTCTACTGCTTCTTCAAAGATCTTTTCCAATGGGTGTATCATAATATTATACCTCGTTTAAACGTTTTTGTCAAGTTTTTTACCATACTTTTGTTTAAGATAATTAATACTTACTGCCATCTCATCAAAAGAACCATCATTAACTTCATGGAGCATATAGAACCCTCTCCAGTGTTGGTTAGTTTGAGAACTTAAATAATCCTCATCGTGTTCGTAGCATGATCCTGCAATAATAGCTGTAATGTCTCTTCCGTCTGCTCGACTGGAGTAAGCAATCTGTCTGCCTTGTTGATGTCCTGCGAAACACGACATGTGCTTACGAGTGAGTAACGTTCTAGCCGATGTAATCGGTCTTCCCATGACACCACTTGCAAAATAGTGACTATAAGCAATACCATCAATAACAACCACATCAAGAAAAGGATATACAGTCCAACCATATTCTTCATATTTAAGATCTCCTATGCTAATTAAATCTTCTAACTTACGATCATTATTGATAGCTCGATCAATACGATCTTCATGATTACCTAAAGTTAATATCATCTCAGGTTTATAAAGTTTACGTTTGTCTTTACGCTGTCTGTTTTGTAATCGAACTAGAGGAGCTGTAAGGGCATCCATAGCTTTATGAACTGCTTTAATATCTGACTTATAAGTTCTGCCTTCAAAGGCTTTTTTACCTGTATCATACGAAGAAAGACTAGGCATATCTGCAAAGTCTCCTATACATACAATAACATCAGGTTGTTTATCTACAATATACTGACCTAACCATTTTAAATACTGTACTGAGTGTCCTGGTTTAACCTGACAATCAGGTATCACTAAATGCTTTCTCATGAAAGTTTACCTCCAGAATTTATATATGAATCAACTTCACTCTCTATATCTGCTTGTTCTTCTACATTAATAATACCTAAGTCTATTAATTGCATAACAGCAAATTCAATAAGAGCTTGTGCTTCTTTATCATCGACTTCGCACTTAAAGGAACAACTACCATCTTCATTTCTTAAGAAGTTTTTTATAATCACTTATCCAGTCCTTTCTGGCATCGAGCCATTCAAATCCATTATTGTCAGCCCACATCCAGTAGGTAGTTTTACTCCCTTTACGAATCTTAACATCAGGATTCATAAATAAGAATATAACACGAGTCTTTGGATTGCACTGTTTAAACCACACCATCTTCTTTCTAGTTTCTAAGTCTAGTTTACCTTTAGCTTCAATGTATATCTCAGCAGTGCCAGGCTTAAAGTCAGGAATATAGGTGCGTTCTATAGCAGGTTGGATATAGGAATACTTATTGGGTTCATACTTACAAGATGTAAATACTTTCTTAAGTTTATCCCAAACTGTTTTTTCAAACTTACTTCTGAATGAGGGCATCAAATCTATCCTTGTAATAAGAGTTTTCTTCTCTTAGAATCCATAAGCATCCTGCATTCATAAGAAATTCATTATCGTTACCATAAAGGTTTCTAACAACACTAAGCATATCAAGTTCTGATAAACTAGAACTTAATAAAGTTTTAGCTTTTTTATCACCAATCTTCTCAATACCTTTAATATTGTCAGAGGTATCACCCTTAAGACATTGTTCATAAAATAGACGAAGACCTTCTATATCTGTCTGATCAACAAAAGTATCAGGTCTTGTCCATCCTTTGCCACTGATTTCCCAGGAGAAATGCTTTCCTGGTATCTGGAGTAAATCTTTATCAAGGGAACATATTATCGTATTATCTGTTTGATTTATTCCCAAAGCATCATCTGCTTCTAACCCATCAGGGGCAAGTTCTGCATTTAAAGATTGCATCGCATAATCACGACACGCTTCTAAATGCACAGGTTTAGGTGCTCTACGATGTGCTTTGTACTCAGGATAAATAGTTTTCCTGAAATTACGAGAGCCTGTAAGAAATGCTTGGTATTCAGTAGCTCCTACCTTTTCAATGATCTGATCAAACAGTTCATTCATACGATAGATAGCTATACCTACATCATCTTTCTCAGCACTCGCTGCACTTCGAAAGCACACTAAATCCATGTCAACTAAAGCTTTCATTATAATGGAATATCGTCTTCCATATCTGCAACTGAATTAACAGACTTGTTATCCATTACATAGTTCTCAAACTCTTTAGCCATAGCTAAAATGTCTGCGACAGAAGGTTGTTTACCTTCAGCAGTCAAAGCTGAGATAGAAGAAGAGATAGATGACTGTCTTACGATCATAACTTGACGTTGTGCTCGTTCTTCTTTAGTTTCATAGTTACTACCAGTGACTCGTGTAGTTGGTTTAGCATTACTTGTAGTGCTTGTAGCTTGTGCTATTGCATCAGCTCCAATACTAATCCACTGCCAATAGCCATTGTCATCTTTCTGAGTATTGACATCTACTGTGTCACCTTTTTGCCATTCTTTAGCCTGTTTAAACACATCAGGATTACTGAATGACATTAGCTTTTTAGATTGTACTTGACCACTATCATTCTTATATGTTACTTCCATTGACTGATATGATCTACCATTCTTAGTTGAATGAGTATTAGGTTGTCCTACATCAATTACTGTGATTTGCATTTATAATCTCCATATCACCCCATGTTTGTCCAACTTGACATTCGACTCGCATAGGTAAGTTAAAATCTACTCCAAATAACTTACTAAAGTTATCAGGAACATCTTCAAAACATTTATCAACTATGTTGACCAATGTAACATTATCCCACACTTTTGGATCAAAGTCAAGGATAATGGAATCGTGAACAGTATTCACCATCTTCACTCCATCACGACCTTTAAGACGATTTCTCAATGATACTCGAGCTATCGCCATTAAATCTGCACCGAGTCCTTGAACTGGATAATTTAATATCTTTGTTCGAGGATACTTCATCTTACCATACTTAATCTCAGGCTCATAAAAATAAGTACGTCCTGTAGGCATGATAAGTTTATGATCTCTTTTAGCTTTAAAGAATATCTCTTCGTGCCACTGATATAAGTTTTTATATTTATTATAGAATTCTTTAATGATATTTTCCCAGAACTCTTCTTTACCTACATCTTTAAAGTTAGGATCATTAGCATAAGACCAAGCACTGCCTCCATAGATTAATCTAAATACAAAAGTCTTAGCAATCAATCTACTTGGTAGTCCAAATCTTTTCTGATTATCAGAGTGCATGTCTGTGCCTTTCCATATCTCATCAATCGCTACTTGATCTTGAGACAAATAACTAGCACCTACCCACTCTAGTTGTTTTGCATCTGCTTGTAATAACATTAGTAATGCCTCTTAATATAATCTATTAATTTCTTTTTAGAAGGTACATCTAAGTGTTTCATTAAAAACTCAGGACCATCTATCTGAATCACATCTTCAATATCATGAATAATATATTGTATCCAAGCTTCCTGAACTCCAAGCTTTTCTATATATTCATAAAGCTCATCTAAACGTCTTGTTCTAAATGATTCATGGGTTCCAAAACAATCCCAAGGATACCAAAATGCACCTTTGTAATTATCTTTCATTAGTAGTGCTTTGCTAACCATTTAACAATCTGCTCAGTAGAGTAGTCATTAAGATTTTCCATAACTATCTCAACACCTATCTCTTGAATGATTGTGTTTATATCATTAACTGTATGCACTACATAAGCTTCTTCCTGATCTGATTGAAGTTGCATACCTTCATCATAATCAGGTGTGTAGTTGTCACTGTTCATATTGCCTCCTTATATCGTGATAATAATAGTCCTTTGATTTCACCATCAAAGTTCTGTAAATTAGGTTTACTACTTGATAGTCTACCTGTCCTTGCCACACATTGGTTAAGTTGTCCATAGATATGACCTCTTTCCCAATTCTGTTCTGTAATCAAATTAACTAAACCTTTATAGTATGCTGTCATTCTCTTCTCTAAAACGGCTCTTGTCAATATAATCTTAATAACTTCTGATGCTTTCTTTGATCCTGCTAAACTACGAAGTGTTTGTTCATCAGTAGAGTATAAACCTTCTTTCTCTAACTCTGACCCTTTTAAAGGTTTTACAAGTCTAGGAAACTCTATTTCATGGGCTTCCCATTTGAATCTTGGTTGTCCTTCTTTCTCTCCCGACTTATAAACCCCATTAGGCAGTCTCCTCCTAAATGTAACATTACCACCATATAAGAAAGCACTAAGGTGATCAACGCTATTGGGATTGAAATCATCACACTTATGTATGTCATACAACCTTTTATCAAGCTTTGCAATTTGTTCCTCCATTTCATGTCCTAAAATCTCTGACTTATCCTGATCGTATAAGACACCATTAAACTCCATTTCCTCAAGAACAAGTAAGTCCTGATTGTGTAAGCTAATGAGTCTTTTAAGATGTGGATTTACTTCAAGATCTTCTAACTGTTTTAAATATACTTGCTCTGTAAGATCTAAATCTTTCTGCAAATACTCCTCTAGAATATCACGAGGAATCTCATTAGTATCAATGCCGTTCTTCCAATATTCTTCTTTAACTACATCTAGTTTAGTCTCTAGTCCATAGTGTTCACAAACTTGATTTAAGCTAGGATATGGTTTAGATTGTCCCATTAGGATAAAGTGTACCAACTGACAATCCCATATTCTTTTATCCTGAAAGTCTATACCATACTTACGAACCCAATGTAGATCAAACTTAATATTAAATCCTACAAGCATATCGTGATTGTTGATGACCGACTGAACACGATCAAGGTCATCTCGATATGGATGTTCTGTATACTCGATGTCATAGATACCATTGTCTTTGAGACCTATGAGACAGAGCTTGTTTAAACGACTGAAAGGATTACCTTTATTCTGAATCGTTGTTTCTACGTCTAGCGTTAGATGTTTCATATCTTAGTAACCCCTGTTACTTCTCTCTTTGTAATAGGACATTTAAAGTTATTAATTTGTTTTAAGTATCCTTTTGAAATCAAGTCATCTACCTTAGTAATAACAGATGTAACTAAATAGTCTAAGCCTACTGCTATCTCTCTACGAGAATAAACTTTATCCTCACTAACAAAGTCCACTATGTTTTGAGCATAGGGAGTTAAGTCTCTCTTCTCTACTACTTCATCTTCTGTTTGCATTGTTATCAGTAATCTTCTCATTTTTACAAATCCCCTTTATATTAAATTCACCAAACCCTGACTCGAAACCACACCACCATTTCTTTTCAAAGTATATTGTAGCCCTACTACCACACACATTACATTTTACATTAGATATCTTCATAACGAGCAACCTCAGGTCTGATAAGAACCTGTGTAGAACCATGTCTTAACTCAGGTAGAGTATCAACATCTCCTATCAGTTTGTTCTTACAAATGTTTAAGAAACGAAGTCTTGATGTATTGTCTTGTTCTTTACCAATACCAAGAATCCAATCTGCCTCACCTTGCTTACCTGTTTTAGAACCATCTACCATGTCCATTGTAAGCCATAACTTACCCTCAGCCTCACCACTTGCTTGTGATACTGCAATCACTGGGGCATATCTCTTTGCTATTTCTCTTGCCCATTGATAGATCGCCTTGAGCTCCAAATCGTTACGATCAGCTTTAAAGCCTTTGATCTTATCGATCTGATCGAAAATAATCAAGGCAGGGGTAGATTCCTTGAGTATTGCATCGATCCTTGAAGCTCGAGACGAATCATCAAAATCGTAAATCTTAATTCGTCCTCCACCTAGAGAAATAAACTTCTCTTGATTGTGTTCTTTGTCATTGAAGAGTGGATCTAATTCTAATCCAAGCATAGCTTGAAAGCATCGTATAGCTACTTTCTTACCTTGTTCTTCGTTGTTGAACCAAATGATTTCACCCTCTGTTTGCTGAACCATTTTAGTTACTTCACTAGCTAGGAAAGTTGTCTTACCTGTTTCTGGTCTTGCGAAGATAAAACCAAAGTCGCCTTTTCTGAGTGAACCTAGTGCTTGGTTTAGCCATTTCAATCTCCATCGTAATCCTGGTGTTTCTATCTGAGAGTCATAGAGTTCGTTAAGATCCATAAGAACCTCTTGTGATTCATCAGCCTCAATCTGTGAGTGATCGAACTCGTCATAGATCTTGTGGAGTTCCTCGATGTCTGCCTTGCCATCCTCAACGTCAAGAGCGATACGAGCAATCTCACCTGAGAGGCATCTCTTACGATGCTCTTCGAGTAAGTCTATAACTGCTTCAGGGTTTGTGATTTCAATAGCGAAGATGTCTTCGATCAGAGAGGTGATCTCTTTTCGTTCCATTTCGTTTAGGAGGTAGTTAGAATTGTATGCTAATTCTAATTCAGATTTATTAATATTATTATTATTAATATATTTATTATAATAATTATTTATAATAATAAATAATTTATATATATTAATATAATTAATTTTAATATAATTAATATTAACATATTTATAAAACTTTGTAAAGAGATTTCTATCTTCACAAAATAACTTGATTATCTGCTTTTCAACCATTCTACAATTTCCCCTTTTGTATATTCTTTTGGATCTTTATCGGTAACGATCACTCTACTGTCTAATCCTCTGCTTGTCAACTTCCTCTTGATTCTCAGAGCATTCAGTGCTTTGTCTCGATCAAGCCAAACTGCAACTTGTTTAAACGACTCTACGATTTGATTCTCGAATTCGTAAGAGAGTGAAGACCCCAACAATGGAGCTGAACAAAAACCACTTCGAGTCCTTGCAACTCTCATCGCTGAGATAATGTCTTCAACAAGCACGAGAGTATCACCCTCACCATAGATTGTCAATGGCTTTATACCACTTGACATATATTTTATTTTACTTGTTGGATCAAACACTCGTCCTTGCCAATATTTAGCCGTGTCAATTAGCACTAATAACTGTTTTTTAGCATCCCATTTGATGTCATATTGCTTAACTTCATCTTGGGAGATGCCGTAAGATAGCAACCATTTCATAACATTTCGTGGTATTTCAGCGAAATTACCTATCATATCTACCCCTTTATCATCTTTATTTTTATTGTAAATTCTACTACGAATACTATTAATATCGTTCTTTAATTTGTAATATTTACAACCGAAACAATATTGATGATCCTCGTAGTCACCTAAATTATCCCTTGAGCCACATCGTGGACAAGGTATATGTCCTAAAAACTGACTCATACTTTTCACTACCCCTTAATCATGTTTAAACAATATCTAATAATTTAATACTGTGTTATAATATTACTATATACTGAAAAAAGTATATAAATTTCTAAAGAAAGGAACATCACTATGTGGACAAAGCCATCAGCAACTGAAATGAGATTCGGTTTCGAAGTTACAATGTACGTTTGTAACAAGTAACTACAAATCATCGAAGAGGTCGTCTTCATCAGGATTGATGATCTCTTCATCTCTCAAATCTTCCCTCTCATACATCGGTGCATCTTTACTAATACTACCATAACACCAGTTACATAAGTCAATGAACTCACCAGTTTCTGTTGATTTCCTTGTAGCCTCGAAATCACTCAACGCTTTATTACACGCTTTACATCTCATATTGTTCCTTAGAATAGTGCCTCACCAACTTGTTTAAACAGTTCCTCTCTGATCTGTTCATCGGTCTTGAAGTTCAACTTAATTATCTTGCAATCGTTTTTAAGACGTAAGAACCACTCAGCTTGGGAGAGAGAGTAAAACTTTCTGAGTGGCTCTCCTTCGTCATCAACTACAAGGTATTTAAATTCCATACCCAAGGCTAACACAAAAACTATTTAATGTCAAACACAAACTACAATACCTGTTGAATCTGATTCGCATGTTAGTATTGAACCATCAGGCATAATGATTGTAGTCGTGTCTGCCATCGAATCATACATCATAAACAGTGTTACTATAATTATTCCAACAAACGCTATATTAACTAATCGCATTCGTAATCTCCTTC